GTCTAGATGTGGATGGGGTCCCCAAGGAAAGGGGATTTGCGTTTAGTTATAAAAGTGTTTTTTAGTACAGTATGAAAGAAGAAGCGCAAACCGGCTTCAATCATAATTTACCACAACCAAGGGAATAATCCATTGTTAGTATAGCATTTGCTGCGACGTTAGCAACTACAGTACCAAATGAACCATCTCCATAGTCATGCAATAACTCTAAGAAATCATAATCAGTTGATAAATGTGAATATCTGCGGATGCTCTCCTCATGTGTCAATATAAAGGGTTCAACATTTTCACTAACTCTGTACTCAAACAAAGGTCGTAATTTATGTTCGATCCACTTTTGATCACGTAATGACGGAGAAGCACCAATAACAGATGTTCGCATACGATCTATCAATGGAAATGAAATATTAGAGTAAATTCCTGTCAACAATAACTGTTGAAAAAGGCGAGCTCGTTCTCGAAGATCACCCCGGCCGGGTAAGTCACGATGACAAATGCCGGATGATCGAAGTAATACTCCAAGATTAAGTAACGGTTGAAGACGACCGTTAACGTCATACACTGGTGAATGTTTGAGAAATTGAATATGTGAATACTCACTAGCAACCTGACACGTAACAGTGTAACCAACATCTCTAGCTGCCTCTATAATGACTGCACCAACGTCACTATAAGAATGACAATGGTTAAAATCAGCATTTGACAACGATAAAGAGATAAGTTGGTTAGCTAAATTGTTAATGCGAGTGGTTAGTGTACTGCCTGAGTAAAGGTGGGGTTTACCATCTTTCGATTTTAACAAAACAGTATTTTTAGGGTTGGAAACGGAACGTATTTTAATGGGTAATTTTAATTGGTCTATAAGCCTCTGAATGTCGTCAGATGCAACATCAGGGGTGATATCTTTCAAAGCTTGAAATAAAGATGGTGTGTGCGATGCATCACAAGAAGCTATATCGACATTGAAACGATACACAACTTTATTAACACGAATACTAAAACATGAGTCATCTGAGAAATAACAAAAATAACCACGTAAAGGTGGATTAATCAATTTTTTAAATACTTGTCTCATAACTGATTGATTAGGTGCTTTAACAAATTGTGATTCAATGTCGTTAGTCACGGTTGGTTCATTAGCCTCCGCGACCTTCATGAAATCTAAAACACGAAAACCCTGCAAAGATGCGGCTACCCCAAGGTCACCGATCATACGACCATATTTATTTGGTTTAGCCCACTCATCTTTTTTTAATTTATAAAGTACGTGTCGAACCCATAAAGGTTTAAATAAAGTTTTACTATCTAATAACTCTTTATAAGCATCGACACGTATACGCTTCTTTATATGTGGGTCATCATAATGTAAATGACACTCTTCTTCCATTCCTAAATAATACACAAAATAACTACTGTACAAAGTTTTTAATCTCAACAAAAAATCTTTATTCTTTTTAATAAATGATGCTTGGCGTAGCTTCATATCATTATCAAAAACCTGATACCTGACTTGTTCTGGGAGGTCAGGAAGATAATAATCAGGTGGTTGGCGAAGTCCAGACAGTCTTCTAAAGGCATATCTCACATTTACGTCATTATTAGCTAAAATAACACCGTTATGATCAACATATGACCAAAATACTGTCCTGTACGTTGAATCTGTCGCAGAAGCAGACTCAGGTACAACGGGGAAACAAATTTCGCCCTTAATGAAGTACTTACTATCACTAGTAAACTCCTCATTAAAGTAAAACGGTTTATGTTCAGTCCACGTGCTTGGATCGCACGTGGATGTCCCTATTAAGACCGCGCCCCTCTGCTCGGGCACAAATTTTTGGCAGAGGGTACCTCGTTTAAAGGTCTTAAAGACAAGTCGGCACGAGCTTGTCTAAAATATTTATGCACATCACGAATCGCCATGAGTTGCACATAATAATCCACAGTATTTTCAAAATACATATCTCCTAATTTTCGCCACCTAGTATAATCTGGACACTCTTGGCATACAGTCATAATTTGTCCTCGAGTAAAAGCACGAAACTTCCCGTCGGATCCAAAAACTTCTCGACTTTGAGTGACAGAATTGGTCTGAAGCCAGACCAACAAGGGGTGAATAATTTTTTCTATGGAATATGAATTATAACCGAGAAGTTCGACTACGTCAAATACATCATCTCGGTACATATTATTATTTATTAATTTAACGCCTGTAAACTTTGCGAACCAACTTTTCCTTCCGTAAACATTTTTACGCGAAACATATTGATCTAAATTACACCCTAAAAACTTGTTAACAGCATGGCTGTCAACACTTTTAAATTGGGTGTATTCAGGTAACATAGTTTCGAATTGAGTGTTTCGTGTAAGGTCGGTTTGAGAACCGCAAAGCCACAAAATAAGGCAATTAAGAATTCCATTATCGTACACATCTTTTCCAGTGTTAGTGGTGTTGTATACTATCCGTTCTCGCAATTCAAAACGATCTGGATTTAAAAAGGACGGTAGTCCAGCAGGATTATATATAGCTTGCAGGACTGCTGTGGGGGTGTTAAATATATGTATATCTTGTGGAATGTTCCTAAGTGATGTGAAAGGTGAATATTTCTCATCACTAATGTGAAATTGTCTATCAGTCACTATAGTGGTGGCTGATGGATTAACAATTGTTTGGGTGTCTGATATCAATGGTGATTTGTTGGTATCAATGGATGAATTGGTTGTGACTGCGACTGCTAAAGTAACTTTATCTCGGCTAAGCCGGTTCCCATTTAAGGGTAAATCAGTGGGTTCGTCAAAATCATTTTTATCTTCTTCTTCATCAATGTGTTTTTCATCAAAGAAGTCACTCTCATCTTGTTGTTGTTTATTTTCGTTTTCGAGGTTTTCCAATTCCTCAGGATCGGTGGTGCCATGTGCTAACATCACTGCCTTAATTCCTTCAACGCGCTGGAGAAGCGCGGTAGTAGATCTAGTCATCTGTCTCAATTGTTTGGAACAACCAATTGTGATTGATGAACCAGCCTCGTCCAAAGTAATAGCATCACTAATAGGAAAAATATGTGTTCTATAGTGATAATGTGGGTCTGGACGACCACATAAAGCTTGTTGTGAGAAATCACATGTTTCAATAGTTGGGGGACGGGACACTGTTTTTGACGAGTTGTTTTTGAGTTGTTGCCGTAAAGCATAACCCTCTTTAGCAGCTCTAATTTTTGCGTGCCCGTGACCCTTAACATAACATGTGTGTTGCGGACATTCTTGATCTCCAAATTGCTTGCTTTCGCGACCAGGTGCTGACCTGGTCACTTGAACAGCATCATCATATGACGCTGCGGGGGATCCTTGTCCTCCCCCTTGGCTAACCCTATTTCTAGGTGCGAATTCCGGCATCGCGCGCCCACCATCACAGCAACCGAAGTTGTCGTGACCGGAATGGATACATGCATCCCTGCGTGTAGAGCTAATTTTCATAATTTGTTCTACGGTTTTTAAATCTGATTTTAAGTCTGAGTATAGTAACCTGATTGGTTTACCAATTTATACTGATGGTTCCAACATATACAGTTTGTTCTAATAAATACGGAACAACACATAAGTAGCGTCAACTCGAGGAGCGTCTCTGGGTATGCTAACATCCAGAGCAAGTAAACAACATCATACTAACGACACAAACCATAAGTATCACACATTTCCTCTGGACGAAGAGTAGATGTGCAGCAATCACGGTTTTTGTAGGAAAAAGTTTACATACGAATACTAATAATACCGAAATAGAAGCTCGGTATTACTTTAATAAATAACATAACCAATTTAATGGCGTTTATTTTTCTTCTTTTTCTGGCCGGGTGGTTTATGCTTCTTCTTTTTAATTTTTAATTTCATTCCGCCAACATGAATCTTGGCGGACTTAGAAGAAGAATCTGGTGATAAAATGCCAGAAACGGTATGGATGCCACTAGCAATCGCGCCAATGGGTCCAGGTATCATTGAAGCTACTCCGGACACACTTTTTGCCAAGCTAAGGACATCCTTCCAAAAATCTGGGTTTTCTCTACTAGGAACGGCTTCAGGAAGGTTTTGTTGAATTGCGCCATAAAGTTTAAATGCACGTGGATCTCGTGGTGGTGGAGCCTGGGCAATACCGTGTAAAAATGAACCGTATGTGGTAGCCATCTCGACTGAAACCCAATTCTTCAAAATGAAAGTCTGGGTAGTAGTACTAGGATTAACTATCTTAAATACGATTGAATCAAAATGGTTATCCCATATAACGGGAGTGCCTTTCCATCCAAGTTGTTGCGCAACTGAAGGAGTACCAGGAGTGTTGCCAATTGTGCTATATAAAGTTGTACTAGCATATGAATTATCAATGAGCTCTGTGAATTCAAAATTACCAGCACCTCCATTACGATTCATACTTACAACATATGCACCATCTTTAACTGGTGCCATATAAGCACCAGTACTAACAGTGTCAGGAATAAGCGCAGAAGCACCAGAAATTTTATAAGTTGAAGTGGAAAGAGTTCCCCCAGTAGCAACTGAGGGGGTGGATACCAATTGAAGTGGAGTTTTAAAAGCTTGAATAGTACCATACTGGTTAAAAGCATTTGTTGTACATTGCAATTCAGCTGATAATGAAACCAACCGAGCAGCACTGACGTTGACTGTGTTGTTGACACCAAGAGGGGTGGCAACAGACACCCAGTCAGGAAATTCAGTTTTTGTTTCATTATAAATTCCACCACCAGTGGCAGTGATAGGAGAAGTTTCCATATTTGGATAAAACCCGGTGGTTAATGGCATACCAACACCGGTTGAGGCATAAGTGTTTGAATAACACGCCATAGGAAGTGTGGGTGTACAAACAATGCAAACAACCTGATTGGCTGCGCATGAAATAGCGAGTTGTCGGGAAAACTTCTGAGTGAATGTATGTTCCCCTGATCCATCAGGAATACGAGGAACAATGCCATTATCTGGTGCGCAAGTGGCGGCTTTAAGAAAATCTTGTGAGTGAGTAGGAAGTGACATGAGTGGTTATGATGACTCGTCTTTCTACACTACTAATTGCACCTCACATCGTTCAACCGGTAGCTCTATAAGAGGGCGATCTGGATGTGTTCCATCAATAATGATGGTTGCGGTTCCGCAAAACCGGGCTATAAAAGTTCATGCACGAGTCGGGTAGGCCCCGCTATTCTATGGCATAATAGTTAATGGGTTATCACACTCAACAAGGACGATATGTTGTGTGCGTGTCGTAAACACATAAAGACTATTAAGCCACATCAATAGTAGCTAATGAAAGCCTTAACGCTAGATGCCTGCGTATATGTCGGTTACAGACCAATAAAATCAACGCCTGGACGGTTCCAAGTAAAAATACTTGACCGTCATTGCCGTGAGCTTGTGTTGATGTACACTCAAGGGAAATCCGCCAAAAGATG